GTCACTGGTGGTGTAGATAGCCAAACTGTTTTATTAGCCTGGAAATGGTTTGGTAAAAACTATATACCCACCAGCGTCCGATATAACACAGATTTAAACTCTCATGATTTAGAAACATTAGATGTTTTTTCAGCCAGAGAAAACATGGAAGTCCAGTATCTGGATTTTGATTTACTAGGTTTTTATGAACACGAATATTTCAGACTGGCAGACGTTTACAAAATAACTAGTCCGCACTTTGGTGCTCACTTGGGTATGACTGAACATCTGGACGGAACTGTAATTTTTAGCGGGGATAGATTGACCAAAGCTAAAGCAGTTATTGGGTATAACAACATTTGTTTGTATAATGCTAGTTTACAACGCTCAACTGTTCCTTACTTTTTATCACAAACGCCTGAAATTGCTTATAGTAATATATATGAACTTTCTCAGAATTTGTCAAGCGAGTATCATAAGGAAACAAATCAATATAACAAAAAGATAATATCATTGCAATCAGTTGGAATTCCGATTATACCGCAAATCACTAAATATACAGGTTTTGAACGGGTAAAAGACTTTTACGACCAGTACGCCTATAAAATTTCAAATAGACTCAAACTTAAATATTCAAACAAACCCAGTAAAAGACCCTATGACCTATTGCTCAGATATCCACTAGAAGAAAAATTTGGTTGCAATAATTTTAAATATATCATAAACAAACTTCCGTAATATATAACCATAAACTAAAAGCACTTATTACGCATAATAGTAAGATACTTGGTGTAAACTATAAAAGTATTTGGATTTTTTTGTCTCAATAAATATTAATCTAGCCTGTTAAATTTAACAGGCATTTTTACATAAGGAAAAAAGCATGAAGAAAATTATAATGGCAACTTTATTGATGGGGCTAGTTTCAGTTGCTAGTGCTCAGGTAACAATAAACGGAAAAGTCAGCGCATTTGTTGATAACTCTAAAGTTGGTAATGGTTCTACCAGTACTCAACTTGTTACTGAACCAACCAGCAACTTTGCACTATCAGTTAAAGAAAAAATGGGCCGTGATTTGTTTGCCCGAGCCACTGTAGAAACATCATTGAAGGGTAACACCTTTGGAGGTGATGATACTAGAGTTGGTGATCGTCAAGCAACAGTCGGTCTTGCCAATAAGTTTGGTAGTGTTGACTTAGGTCGCAATGTACACAGCCACTTCTTAGCAATCACTAAAAATGATGTTTTCGGAACATTGTATGGTAGTGTTGCAGGTGATGTACACAATCTACGCGGATTGCGTTTAGCAGATGCTGTATATGCTACAATGGTTCCTGTTAAGGGTTCTGTAGTTGCGTATGAGCGTACACTAAATGGTCCTGGCGCAGACGCTGAAGTTTTTGCCGGCTCAACTAAAATCGCAAGATTACATGTTGATGTTGCACGTTTCCAACAAGGAACAGAAAAGAGCACAGTATTCGGTGCTCAAACTAAATTGATGGGAACTACAGTAGCGTATGTATACAGCGACAACGAAGGTCTAGTAACTAGCAAAGGTCAAACGCTTGGTGTAGCACGTGATATGGGTCATATCACTGCAAAGGCAAGTTATGGCCGTACAAATACAGACACAACTGCTTACAATGTTGGTGCTGATTACAATTTAAGCAAGCGTACTGCTTTGCATGTTGTATATCGCAATGTTGATAGAAGTGCTGTAAGTTGTTTAGCTATTGGCTGTCCTGCAGCCAATGGTACTAGTGGATTTGGTGTTGGTGTAACACACAAGTTTTAATTTTATCTTTGCCAAAATACAAAAGGGGCCATTGGCCCCTTTTGTCATAAACTGTCACAATTTTGTCATAATTTCTTAACACTTTTTTTGTAAATACAGTTGTTCAACACACAAGGAGACAAGTATGAACAAAATAATTGCTATGGTATTAGCAGCCGTATCATTCACGGCACACGCACAGACAATTAATGGAGCCGGGGCAACATTCCCGGCTCCGCTTTATGCTAAGTGGGCAGATGCCTATAATAAAGAAACTGGTATTAGATTAAATTATCAAAGTGTAGGATCAGGTGCAGGCATAAGACAAATTGAAGCCAAGACAGTAGCGTTCGGTGCAAGTGATATGCCATTAAAAGACGACAAATTATCTAGCATGGGTGCAACACAGTTCCCTACAGTAATTGGTGGAGTAGTACCTGTCATTAATCTGAAAGAAGTCAAGCCTGGCGAAATGAAACTCACCGGACAAGTAATTGCAGATATCTATTTAGGTAAGATTAAAAAGTGGGATGATCCTGCTATTGCAAACCTTAATCCATCATTAAAACTACCCAATCAAGATATTGCTGTAGTTCGTCGTGCAGATGGTAGCGGCACGACATTCTTATGGACAAACTATCTAAGCAAAGTTAATAGCGAATTTAAAGAAACAATTGGAGAAGGTACTGCTGTTAACTGGAAAGTTGGTGTAGGTGGCAAGGGTAATGAGGGCGTTAGTGCTATGGTTCGTCAACTACCCGGTGCACTAGGTTATGTTGAGTATGCTTATGTCAAACAAACTAAAATGAATTGGGTGCAGATGCAGAATAAAGATGGTCAGTGGGTAGCTCCTGATGATTTAACATTCAAGGCTGCGGCAGCAAATGCTACATGGGAAAAAACATTTTTCCAAGTATTAACTGATCAACCTGGCAGGACTGCATGGCCTGTTACAGGTGCCACATTCATCATCATGTATCTAAAGAATGACAAACCACAAGAAGCACAAGAAGCATTAAAATTCTTTAGATGGGCTTTTGCTAAGGGCGATAAGATGGCAGAAGAACTTGATTATGTTCCTCTACCAGACAGTGTTGTAGCGTTAGTAGAAAAAGAAATAAGTAAAATTAAATAAACCGACCACAAGATAAGGTGGTGCTGGATATCCGTAACCAGCAGGCCCGAAAGGGCCTTTTTTTATAATAGGTTTGTAATTAATAACACGATAAATATTCGTATGACACCAAAGACTTATCGCGCCATTTTTGTCAGTGATGTTCATTTAGGCACTAGAGATAGTAAAGCCGAACAACTAAATAATTTTCTCAAGCACAACACTTGTGAAACATTGTACTTAGTGGGTGATATTTTGGATGTTTGGCGTATACAGCAAAACAAATGGCGCTGGAAGCAAAGCCATACTAATGTTGTCAGACGAATATTAGGTCATGCTAAACGTGGTACTCGCGTGATTTATGTGGCAGGCAATCATGATGAATTTTTACGACCACTCATGCCTTATAATATCGGCTTTGGTAATGTTGAAGTAACCAACCAAACTGAACACATAGGTGTAGATGGCAAACATTATCTTGTAATACACGGAGATTTATTTGATGGAATTACTAGATTAGCGCCGTGGTTAGCATTTTTAGGTGACAAAGCATACGATGTGGTATTATGGTTAAACAACAAGTTCAATTGGTGGCGTCATAAATTTGGATTTGGTTATTGGAGTTTGAGTCAATATTTGAAACAGCGAGTGAAAAAGGCTGTTGACTTTATATTTCAGTTTGAAAAAAATTTAGTTGCTTATTGTAAGAAGCGTGGTTTTGATGGTGTGATCTGTGGGCACATTCATCATGCTGAAATAAAAGAAATTGATGGCATTGTTTATATGAATGATGGCGACTGGGTAGAATCTATGACTGCATTGGTTGAACACCACGATGGCCACTGGGAAATCGTAATTTGGACTAAGGAGAGTGACAATGTGGTTACTAATTTTGATAGCAGTACACATAAACAATCCCGCCGACGTGCCGGGCAAAGCAGTGATAAAATTTCAGACACAGACGGAGTGTGAACAGGCATTAAAATCAGTAGAATACTGGTTAAAGTTTGATAGTTTTAAGATACAAGGAGGTTGTTATGAAAGTAAGAAAGTTGATCAAAAAACATTACAAGGCTTGCGTCCAGCATAATCAAGCTCGGGAAAAAAAGACTTGGTTAAAACTTTTAAAGAAAAGTCTACATCATAAACATACAGAATCTATAAAGTGAAAACTATACTGATTATAACTGATAATTTACCAAATCAAATAAATGGTGTCGTTACAACCTACAAAAATATTGAGGCTATGGCGCTTCACGACAATTATCGTGTTGTTTTTATTGATCCCGGGAGGTTCCGCTATATTGGTTGCCCTGGCTACAACGAAGTCAAGATTGCCTTTCCCAGGAAGATCGGCCAGGCGATTGAGAAGATATCTCCGGATCATATCCATATCGCCACCGAAGGTCCTGTGGGTTTGTGTGCTAGACAATATCTTGACAAACACGGTTATCGCTACAATACTGCTTATCATACTAAGTTTCCAGAAGGAATTAGAAAGTTATTTGGAATACCTGAAAGTATTACTTGGCCTTTAGTTAGATGGTTTCACAAACATTCAGGTAAAGTATTGACCACCACTGACAGTATGGTGAATGAACTGCGTGAGCATGGATTTGATGGAGAAATTGTTAGCTGGACTAGAGGCGTTGATAGAAAGGTTTTTAATTCTTCTCAAAGAAATAGAAATGACGATGTTAAATTGTTGGTCTGTGTAAGCCGAGTTAGTAAAGAAAAAAATCTAGAAGATTTCTTTAAATTAGAATATCCTAACAGTTATAAAATAATGGTAGGGGATGGACCAATGTTGGAAACATATAAGAAGAAATACCCCGATATACAATTTGTAGGTTTTAAAACAGGTCATGAATTGGCATATTACTATGCTAATGCTGATGTATTTGTTTTTCCAAGTCAATGGGAAACATTTGGTATTGTTATGATAGAAGCAATGGCATGCGGTACACCGGTGGCAGCATATAGATGTCAGGGACCAATGGATGTAATTGACGAGGGTATCACTGGCTATATGGAACAAGAGTTATCTATTGCAATCCAGCGTTGTTTGCATTTGGATAGGCAGATAGTTTTAAATGGAAGTCAACGATGGAGTTGGCAACAGGCTTGGGAAATATTTAAAAACAACTTAGTCCCTATCAAGTAATATACGACTATATTGAGACGGAAATAAATACCTCTACTATGGTATTAGTGAACGGCACCTTTGATATTATACACTCTGGGCATTTGGCACTATTAAATTACGCTAAGTCTTTGACTGATAATTTGGTCGTAGCGATTGATTCTGATCGTAGAGTTAAAGAATTAAAAGGATCATCAAGACCTATCAATTCACAAGACGAACGCAAATTACTGCTAGAAAATCTCAAAGCTGTTGACAAAGTTGTAATATTTGATTCGGACCAAGAATTGATAGCATTGGTAGAACAATGTGATATTATGGTAAAGGGTAGTGACTATATCGGAAAACCCATTGTCGGTGAATATTTTTGTAGGGAAATTATTTTCTTTGATAGATTAGATGGATACTCAACAACAGAAAAAATTCACAGTATTATTAATCGGTGACAGTTGTATTGATGAGTACCACTTTGGTACTGTTGATAGAATTAGTCCTGAAGCACCTGTGCCTGTTTTCAAACTGACTAAAAAAATATCTAAGCCGGGCATGGCAGCAAATGTAAAAGAAAACTTATTGATGCTAGGATTAGATGTTTGCTTTGTGACCAAAGGTAATTCAACTAAGATAAGATTAATTGACGCTAAAAGCAAGCAGCATATCGTTAGAGTTGACGATGATATAAAGTCTGATCCACTAACTATAAATGAAATTTCAATAGACTTACACAACATTGATGCCGTTGTCGTTAGTGATTACAACAAAGGATTAGTAACTTATGATTTGGTAAAATCTATCAGGAAGAAATATTTAGGTCCTATTTTTATAGATACCAAAAAACATGACCTCAAAGAGTTTGAAGGTTGTGTTGTAAAGATAAACGAAACAGAATTTTCAAAAGCAAACAGCACAACCAGTTCACTTATAGTGACACAAGGAAACAAAGGTTGTACATATAACGGTGTGCAGTTTCCTGCCCGTGAAACTGAAGTAGTAGATGTTACTGGGTGCGGAGATACTTTTTTGGCTGCGTTAGTGTTTATGTTTTTAGAAACCAATGATATAGTTAAAGCAATTGAGTTTGCCAATAAAGCTGCAAGTGTAACAGTTCAACATTTGGGCGTGTATGCACCCAAATTAGAGGAAATAAAATGAGACTAGAAGGATTCGTTGAGAAAGGTTGGGGGCATGAATTTATATTTGCTACCAATGAAAAGTATTGTGGTAAGCTTTTAAAGTTTAACAAAGATGCTAAGTTTAGCATGCACTTTCATGCCGAGAAAGATGAATCGTGGTATATATTGAGTGGTAAATTTAAAATAGTTTTTATTGAAACAAAAGATGCCAGCATACATGACATTATACTTGAACAGGGTGCAACATGGCGCAATAGACCTTTACAACCGCATCAGGTAATTTGTTTAGAAGAAGGTACAATCATTGAAGTAAGCACGCCTGATAGTGTTGAAGATAATTACCGAGTACTACCCGGAGATAGCCAAAAGTGAAAAAATTATACTTAGACATGGATGGGGTAGTTGCTGATTTTGACAGGTACGCACTAGAGACATTAGGCGTTCCACCATCCAATGGCGTTTATCCTTTTGAGATTTGGAATCAATTGATTCAAAATCCTCGGTTATACAGAGACTTGCAAAAAACACCATATGCTGATATACTTGTTACCAAGTGTCAAAAGTTTGCCATAGACAACTATTATGAAATTATGTTCTTAACAGCAGTGCCAAAGGGCAATGATGTACATTGGGCATTCTATGACAAAGTACTTTGGGCACAAGCTTACTTCCCAAACATACCTGTACACTTTGGACCCTATAGTAAAGATAAGCATATACATTGCAACACGGGTGACATTCTAATAGACGATAGACAATCAAATATTGTAGAATGGCAACAAGCAGGTGGCATTGCAATACATCATGTAGATATAACCACAACACTTAGTCAATTAAATGAATATTCAAACCGCCGTTGATTTTCAAAAAGTAAGTGACCAACTACGCCGAGATTTGCGTAGTATTGGGTACAACCCTGACCTTAATAAAATGTTTCTGAATATTGAAAAAATGGTTAGTGAGTTGAGTAAAATAGAAGTTCTAGCCAGGCGAAACCCCAAATCAAACATGACCTTAGACAAGGTAAATGAAATCAACAAGGCTATTGACCATTTAGAAAAGCTCATATTAATGGCCAAGATCATGTCCTAAATTTGACAATAAATCAATTTGGGCGTATACTACATGTATTGACAGTTAACTAACGGGGCAAACATGTACGCAATAATGACCGAGCAACAAAAGCGTGAAGTCCGCATGTATGGCTGTACTGAAGCCGAAATGCGTGAGGCAGTAGAGCAAAGTTTGACCTTTCGGTTCTCGGGCCCTGCTATGTACGCCGCTAGTCTTATGTCTGATTGTCAGGAACTGTTGTCCTCTGACAACGGCGGGTTCTACGATTTTATGGTCGTTGAGGATGTCCGTCAAATGCTCAACCGTGCTAAGTGGATCCTTTTTGAATACTGCGACACAGTCCGCGGTTGACAATAAATGGATTTGGGTATATAATACATACATAGACAGTTAGATAAAGGACTCAAAATGTTTGTCGTTTTTCACACCGAATTCCCGCATCAGGATAAGCGTTATTTCAAGACCAAGGCAGGTGCCAAGCGTAGTGCAACCTGCAGTAATCGTAACGCAGGAAAGTTTGTTTACAACTTTGTTGAAGAATCCTGGTTCGAACTCAAGTATGGACCGGTTGGTACCAAGGTCGTCAAGAACCTGATGACTGGTCAGAATGTTGTGATCGCCGAGGATACGCCTTGGTGTTGCAACCCGGCTAGCGAAACTTACTGGAGCATGTAATCATGTCTAAAGAATTTACGATTAAATTTTACTCTGATCCTGGCCATGGCTGGGGTGCAGTAAAGCGCAAGGTTCTGTTTGACCTTGGCATCGCCGACAAGATTTCTCATTTCAGTTATCAAAAGGGTGATACTGTATACCTTGAGGAAGATTGTGACCTTTCTACCTTGGTAACTACACTGGCTACCAAAGGCACTGTAATCAAGTATGTTGAAAAGCATACCGATAATCGTAGCCCAATTCGCTCCTATGAGTGCTTTCGGGCAATCTAAGCAGTTGACGATAAATCCTAGTTGATATATACTTCAAACATCAAAACTTTTTTAACGGAGTAAACAATGGCTCAAGTATCTGACAATCTCACTATCACTAGTGTTCAGGCCCGCAAGGCAATTCTCAAGGCATTCAATGCCAATCGTCCTGTTTTCTTGTGGGGTCCTCCCGGCATCGGTAAGAGTGAGGTAGTTGCTGAAGTCGCCGAAGAACTCGGTGGCTTGGTAATTGATTTGCGTATGGCTCAAATGGAGCCTACTGATATTCGTGGTATCCCTTACTTTAACCGCGATAATGGTAAGATGGACTGGGCTCCCCCAGTTGATCTTCCCGATGAGGAACTTGCTAGTCAGTATCCCATCGTTGTATTGTTCCTTGATGAAATGAACAGTGCCCCGCCCGCAGTACAGGCAGCGGGTTATCAACTTATTCTTAACCGTCGTGTTGGCAAGTATAAGTTGCCCGACAATGTTCGTATTGTTGCGGCAGGTAACCGCGATAGTGACAAGGGTGTTACTTATCGCATGCCGATGCCCCTTGCTAACCGTTTCGTTCACATTGAAATGCGCCCCGATTTTGCTTCATGGCAAAACTGGGCTGTGAACAAGGGCATTCACAAGGATGTGGTTGGTTACTTGTCCTTCGCAAAGCAGGACATTTATGACTTTGATAGCAAGTCTAGTAGCCGTGCATTCGCTACCCCCCGTAGTTGGGTTTTCGTTAGCGACCTGATCAAGGACGAGGATGTTGATAACGACACTTTGTTCAATCTGGTTGCAGGTGCTATCGGTGAAGGTCTTGCTGTTAAGTTTATGGCTCACCGCAAGATTGCAGGCAAGATGCCCGAGCCATCTGACATTCTCAGCGGTAAGGTCAAGGATCTCGCAGTCAAGGAAGTGTCCGCTATGTACTCACTGACCATTTCAATGTGCTATGAATTGAAGGATGCACTTGACAACAAGCGAGTGGACAACAAAGAGTTCCACAAGATGGCAGACAACTTCTTTAACTACATCATGGCTAACTTTGAGACTGAGTTGGTTGTGATGGGTGCTAAGATCGCACTTAAGACTTACAAGCTTCCGATTGAACCTAGTCAGTTGAAGAATTTTGACGAGTTCCACAAGAAGTATGGTAAGTACATTGTTGAGGCAGGTAACTAAGATTATCTGTTTACTCCCGGGGTAGCAATACCCTCTTTGGGGTGGGGTAACACCCACCCTTTTTTAATTTAGGAAATTCTATGACTGATAAGAAACTTCCAAACGGTTTGAAACTTGTTTTTGCACCGGGTGCGTTTGATAATTTTGAGGGCACCCAAGAAGAATTGGATAACCTAATCAAAGAGATTGAAGATGGATTTGCTGACGGAAGTTTCCTTGAGAAGGCAACACCCGTTGATATTGAAGATGGTACATGGTCCGAAGAAGAAATTGAACAACTAGAAAATTTCATTGATCAAGTGGAAAACGGTGGCAACCGCAGTACACATTAATTTGACAAATATTCGGTTTTCCGCTAGAATATGTGTATTATCTGATAGGAGTCCACAATGAGTGATGTAATTGCCCCTGCTAAAAAGAAGCGTAAGAGTAGCAAAAAGTTTGAAAATCTGATCGGCCCCACTGATCCTAAAATTGATGCACAAGCCCGTGAGCGGCTGGTTACTGCCCGAATCGGTTTGTTGCTTCGGCACTCATTTTTCGGTAACCTTGCAACACGCCTTCAATTGACCAACGCCGATGAGTGGTGTGGTACAGCGGCTACTGACGGTCTGAAGTTTTATTACAATAGCCGTTTCATTATGATGCTCAAGCCCAAAGAGGTTGAGTTTCTTGTAGGTCATGAAGTGTTGCATGTGGTTTATGATCACATGGATCGCCGTGGTACACGTGATCCGCAAATCTGGAACATTGCCGATGACTATGCTGTTAATGCTGACTTGAAGCGCCATAAGGTTGGCCAGTTCATTACTACTGTGCCTTGCTTGTATGAATCTAAGTATGATGGCAAGCCTGCTGAGGAAATCTATGATGACCTCATGAAGAATGCGCAAAAGATTTCCATTGATGATTTGGTTGATCAAATGATTGACGACCATATGGACAATGAGAGTGACGACGGCGACGGTGAAGATGAGAAGGACGGTAAGGGTAAGCGTCCCAAGATGAGTCCTGAGGAACGTGAACGTGTCCGTCAAGAGGTCAAGCAAGCAATTCTTAACGCCGCACAATCAGCCGAAGCAGGTAGTTTGCCCAAAGGTGTTGAACGCCTGATCAAGCAACATACTAATCCTGTCATGCCGTGGCGTGAACTGATTCAGACTAACTTGACCAGTGCTATCCGTACTGACTTTAGTTGGATGCGTCCTTCACGCCGTGGTTGGCATATGGATGCAGTCATGCCCGGTATGACCCCCGGTGAAGAAATTGATGTTACAGTAGCCATTGATATGTCAGGTTCTATTTCTAACAAGCAGGCTCAGGCTTTCTTGGGTGAGATTGCGGGCATGATGGAAGCGTTTGATGGTTACAAGGTTCATGTATTCTGTTTTGATACGGAAATCTATAATCCTGCTGACTTCACCAGTGAGAATATGGATACGATTGATGGCTATGAACCAATGGGTGGTGGTGGCACTGACTTTGATGCTATCTTCCGATATCTCAAGGAAAATGCAATTGAACCCAAGCGATTGATTGTGTTCACTGATGGATATCCTTGCGGTAGTTGGGGCGACCCTGACTATTGCGACACTACATGGATCATTCACGGAGACCCCGATCCTAATCCCCCGTTCGGGACGTTTGCCCTCTATGATGATAAAGTCAACTGAGGAAATTATCATCTATGAAAGCCCCGACGGGGGCAAGACGGTCTACGCTAAAAAACCTGGCGAGACCGTTCGCCATCTACATAGTGTAGATCCTGTATGGCAAAAAGAACAAGAGTTGCAAATACGCTGGGTAAATTTAAAAGAAGCCGTGTTCATGGCTGACAGTGATCCAACATTAAACGATGCTATAAGTAAAGTGGAGATGTTATATGCTCTCAAGAAAAAAGAATGTTAAACATTATTTGGCAATGTGGGACATGCTGGGCCTTGAATGCATATTTGATGTGGGTCAGGCAAAAGCCGAAATTGAAAGATGGGAAAAGGAAGCGATATGGTCAAAATTAAAAGAACAATCACACCGTGAAAAACCAAATCCTATTCCTCTCAACATGATGATTTTGCGAGCCAAATTTAATAGCCAACGCAGTTATGAAATTTACGAATTCAACAGCACCATGACTGAGAATCAATTACGGAAAGAGTTTGCTAAAAATCCGCAACCTCTTGTTGATTGGATTCGGGAAAACGGGCATAAAATTTATAGTGATTACGAAAAGACTAAAAGGAAAATGATTGTATGATGCTCATCGGTACAAGTTTTGGCGGGTGTCTTAAATCTATTCTTGCAGGCGAAGTGTCCGAGGAAGATGTTTTATTGATAATCACACGCACACGAGCCAAAGACCTTGAGGGTGTGTTAAAGGTAGCTGAAGGATACTACCGTGACGGTAATAATTATGTCAGCCACCCTTCTAATTATGTGTTCAGTAAAGATGTAAATTTAGAAGATGTTAAATCGCTTACAGCCAGACTTTACCTAGCCGGTAAAATTCATCAGCCTAGAAATTATGGGCACGATACTGGATTTATACACGGTGATATGTCTAGAATGGCATTGTGGATGGAAGTTAATCCTATTGGTTTGAATGATAATCCCGCTGTCATTGAAGCCTACGAAAAATATAAAGTATTAGATAGTCTTACTAAATGATTGAATATTCTATAGATGAAATTACTTGGTTTACTGAGCGGCAGTTAGACTATAAGCCGATCCATTTTATTATAGCCAATGCTGCTATATACGACACATCATTGGATGAAATCGTAGAATGGATATATAATAACCTCTCAGGTAGATTTACTATTTTGGATGGTAATGAATTTATAAGTTTGTCCAAATCTCAGTATTATAAATTTGCATTTGAAGATCCGCAAGAAGCTACATACTTTACCTTGCGTTGGTCTTAACTTTTTTTCTGCATCTATCTTCTAACTGTAAATACAAGCTATAAGGAGAACACAGTATGAGTTTTACACGACACGTTGGGAAACACGGTGACCGCAAAGTAGCAGTTATTTTCCGTGAAGTTCCCGGAGAACCTCATATGTGCTTGGTTACATATACTGAAACATTGAACCAACATATTCACGACCCAATGATGAAGTGCATTGAAAGTGATATTGGTCAAAGTAGCGAGAATCTAGCCGACGCATTAAATCGCACTTTCACAAAAGATGGTAGACCCATGTTACAGGTATTGCACATGGAAGGACAGCTTAAGAAGGTCAACACAGAATTGATTGTTATGACACCGCAATCTAATACCAAGATCAAGCTCAACGAATTGAATAAGATTCTTGATGAGATGAAACAAGGTGAAGATGCTGTGAAGCGTTTGGCTGAAATGGATAAGTCTATGGGCTTGCAGGATCCACAAGATGTTGTGCGCAGAATGCGTGGAAATCAAAACACTAATAATGTACCTTCTACCCAAGGATTAATGGGTGATATGGACTTGGCAAATAATTTGCGTCAACAGGCTGCTAAAATGGCTGCTGAGGCAAAAGGATTAATTGCTGAAAGTGAACGCCTCTTAAAAGAAGCTGCATCAATGGATCCTACTCCTGCTATTGAAACTAAAGTTACTAAAACTAGAAAGACAAAAACCAAAGTTAGTGCATAATGAGCCCAGAATTCGTATCTAAATGGGAACATATTCTTGAAGATATAGAGAAACAAAAAATACCAGTACAGTTTATCAAAAAAATAATTGTTAAATTAGAAGGTAAAAGACAAACAACAATTAATGTTGAAAAGTTTCTAAATCAAGGACTTGAACCCGATCAAATTGAAGAAGCAGTTGGACGCAGATTGCATGAATTAGATGAGGAAATTGTTAGCGTAGAATTTGTGCTAAACGTTCAAAATATAGCAGACACAGTACAACCTGAGACAGACAAACTACTTAATAAACTATGAAACTAATTGTAGCATGTGACCCAAACGGTGGAATAGGCTACAACAACAAATTGCCCTGGAGTAACATTCAGGGCGATTTGCCAAGATTTAAACATCTTACTAACAATGGTGTTGTAGTCATGGGTAGAAATACTTGGGAAAGTCTACCTAAGAAACCATTATCCGGCAGATTGAATTTAATTGTGTCATCACAAGAATTGATTCTTCCGCCTGGCGCAATAAGAATAAGTGACTTATCGCATTTTACTCAATTTAAAAATGTTTGGATAATTGGTGGAGCAAAACTTATTAATAGTTGTTGGGATTTAATAGATGAAATTTATTTAACAAGAACTATATCCGAATACACTTGTGATACTTTTATAGATTTAGTACAATTAAAAGAAACATTTTCTATGGTCTCAATGCAAGAACATCCAGACCATACATACGAAATTTGGAAAAAACGATGAAGCAATATCACGAATTATTACAAGATATATTAGATAATGGAGAACTAAAAGATGATAGAACTGGTGTTGGCACCTATAGTGTTTTTGGCCGTCATCTTCGCTTTGATTTGCGTAGAGGCTTTCCCGCTATCACTACTAAAAAGCTTGCATGGAAAGCTTGTGTCGGTGAACTTCTCTGGTTTATTGAAGGGAGTGGTGACGAACGTAGATTGGCAGAACTCACCCACGGTAAGGATAACACAGAAGGAAAGGTTACTATCTGGACGCCAAATGCGCTTGCACCCTATTGGAAGCCGAAAGCGAAATATGAAGGTGACCTCGGCAGGGTATACGGCGTACAGTGGCGCCATTGGCAAAAGAATACGGAGAGGTGGAACTTCGGTAAAGCGCACCTCGGCGGTGATCGGGTAGCAGTTGATAGAACTGAAGTAGATCAATTAAAGAATTTGATTGAAGGATTGCAAAATGATCCCAACGGTCGTAGACATATTTTAAGTGCTTGGAATGTTGCCGAAATGGATCAAATGGCATTACCGCCCTGTCATGTCATGAGTCAATTCTATGTCAATAAAAATAAAGAATTGAGCTGCCACATGTATCAAAGAAGTCAGGATGTTTTTTTGGGTGCCCCATTTAATTATGCGAGTTATGCGTTACTAACTCATTTGATTGCACATCATTGTGGATACAAAGTAGGTGAATTAGTTATTAGCACTGGCGATACGCATATTTACAAAGACCACGTTGAACAGGTCAAAGAGCAATTAACAAGAACAGAATTCCCATTGCCTACTCTATCTTTGAACAAGGATAAAACTAATATTTTTGATATATCAATGGAAGATATTACACTAGAAGGATATCAATGTCATGGCCCACTTAAAGCCAAAATGGCTGTTTGAAATGGATGAGTTTGCAACCTCAAAAAATTACAGAGTCCATGTACATACAATAACCATGGGTGATGTAGAAGATCCTGAAATTTATATTGCAGAACCAATTTATAAATGGCAACAAACTGAAAAAGGCAAGTGGGTAATGAGGCATTCTATGCCCAGTCCCACATATCACAAAAAAGTTGATTACAGAGCATATGGGTACGAATATCATATTTGTGCTTATCTAACTGAAAAAGACTATACTTACTATAGGTTAAAATATGAGTAAAATATTAGTTACTGGTGGGTTAGGTTTAATAGGCCACCATGTAGTACACAAACTACAAAAATTAAATCAGAATGTAGTTGTAACAGATATCAAAACAAATTATGGAATTATTCCACAAGATGAAATTGATTATCTGATGACAGAACGGATGAAAAAGATTCCATATACTAATTTTTACAGATATGATATTTGTGATTATAGAAATATGGAATATCTTTTTGCTAGCAATAAGTTTGATACAATCATACACATGGCTAGCTTCCCTAGACAAAAAGTAGTTAATGCTAATCCCATATGGGGTAGTCAAGTAATGAGTGAAGGCTTGCTTAATCTACTTGAATTAAGCAAAAAATTCAAAGTAAAGAAATTTATCTATATCAGTTCAAGTATGGTCTATGGTGACTTTACTGATGATGTAACTGAAGATTATAACTGCAAACCACAAGGACAATATGGAATACTCAAACTCGCCGGGGAACACCTGGTTAAAGATTACACTCGCAGAGGCTGTTTTGATCATGTTATCATTCGCCCTAGTGCTGTTTACGGCCCGCTTGATGTGGAAGATAGAGTTATTGCGAAATTCATGCTCACTGCAATGCGCGGTGGAGTGCTCAAGGTTAATGGAGCAACAGAGACCCTTGACTTCACCTATGTTGAAGACGCAGCCGAAGGAATCGTCAGAGCAAGCTTAAGTGAAAACACTAATAACAAAACTTACAATATAACAAAATCACATAGCCGTAGTTTACTGTATGCTGCTGAATTGGCAGTTAAAATTGCAGGTAAAGGAACGATTGAAGTTCAGGATAAAGATGTTGATTTTCCAAGTCGCGGAGCATTGAACATTGATAGTGCCCGCAAAGATTTTGATTATGATCCTAAGGTTGATGTAGAAGAAGGATTTCAACTATACTATGACTGGCTTAACAATAGCCCATTTTGGTCTTCAAAGACAAAGCAAGCAACTGAGGGATGAATTACTAGATGCAACTGATCAGGTATTACAATCTGGTCAGTTCCTAGACGGGCCTTTTACTAGACAATTTGAGAATTGGCTTAGGTTTAAAACCGGCAGTGATTACGCCATTACCGTGCATAGTGGCACACAAGCGTTAGAAATTATTGCTGAATATATTAAAATTAAGCACTTATATTTTGGCAATTTTGAACCTCCAGTGGTCTTACCAAATATAAGCTATCCAGCTACATTAAATGCCTTTGTCAGTAAGGATATTAATATAGAACTAAGAGATACTGACAAATATGGCATTCTATCAGAGAAATCAATGACAGTAGCGGAAACATATTGTTTAGTTGGTTTGTATGGTAGAAGTCCGTGGCATGATTTAGAATTTACAGACGGTAAAAACATTATTGTTGATGGTGCGCAGCATTGGTTAGTAGCGGATGGCAATATTGGTTTAGCTATGTCTATAAGTTTTGACCCAACTAAAAATTTGCCTAGCACTGGTAATGGAGGGGCTATCGTCACTAACGATCAAGATTTTTATAATTACGCCGTTAAACAAAGAAATAATGGCAAACCTAATTTTGATTTTGCTGGAAGTAACACAAAAATGAGTGAGCAAGATTGTGCTCAAATACTAGTTAGAACCAAATATTTAGATAGCTGGCAACACCGTAGAGAACAAATACGACAATTTTATGTTAATGAATTGAGTAATTATGTTAAGTGTTTAAGTGACGATTTTGATATTCCGCATAGCAATCAAAAGTTTGTTATTTACACTCCTGAGCATAGAAACAGTTTGCATACGCATTTATTAGTATCGGGTATAGACAGCAAAATACATTATGATTATACCCTAGCAGAACTAGAAATTGCATCTAACATTAAAATAAAACCCAACATGTTAAGCACTAGTTTTATGCTTATGCGCGGTGTACTAAGTTTACCAATTTATCCTGAATTGACGGACAATGAAGTAGAATACATTGTTAATAAGGTAAAAGAGTTTTATAAACACGCATAAATAAGGATATGTTTATACTTTCTGTTTTACCTGAATTCATAATACACTTAATTTTTGCTATAGGCATATTGGGACTAATCGCTGGTTTCGTACTAGGATTTGTTCCCTTGATCGGTAAATACAAATTACCAGTTCAGATTATTAGTATTTTAGTTTTTTCATTAGGGCTTTACCTTGAAGGGGGACTGGCTGACTACAAAGAATGGGAACTAAAAGTCAAAGAAATGGAAGCCAAAGTTGCAAAGGCTGAGGCTGAGTCTGCAAGACTAAACACAGAACTGCAAGCGTCAGTTGCAGACAAAGGGAAAGTAATCAAAGAAAAGGGCGAGACTATCATCAAGTATGTTGATAGATATAAAGACCGTACAGTCCTTCAAACAGTTGAGGGCCCTGAAAGAGTTCGCGTTGAAGAAGTTATCAAGTATGTAGAAAACTGTCCCGTGCCTAAAGAGTTGTTAGACATACATAATAACGCAGCAAAATTGAATAAAGGGGATAAGAAATGAAGTTACTAATTCTTATTCCTGTTTTTCTATTATCCGGCTGTGCAATGTTTAAAACAACAGTTCCAGTGGTACAGAAGTTTCCCGATTCAGTACCTGAGTTAATGAAAAAATGTGAAGATTTAAAAACTGTTGAAGGAACTTCAGTTCCTATTACTGATATGCTAAAAGTGATTGTTGAGAACTATTCATTGTATTACCAATGTTCTAATAAAGTAGATGGTTGGCAAGAATGGTATAATGAACAGAAAAAGATTTTTGACAGCGTAAAATAGTCGTATATTAAGGAATACTATGAAAAATTTAATTATTTTATCTATGGCCTCATTGTTTTCAGTTGGTTGTGCTACAAACCACAATCAATTGTATTATGACGCAGCTAAAGCAATCAGCAAAGATAACACTATGAGCCAAACTGCATGTTGGTCAGCTATCAGCGAAATTGCAAAAAATGCAGACAATAGTGCTAAAGTTGGAGCCATAAGTCTAGCAGAAAAGTGTAAAAATAGCCCAATGGCTATTGAAGCCCCTAAGCGAAACATATTTGGATTCTGATAAATACATTATCAATTTGGATTTTTAATATGTCAGCACAAGAAGTTATTTTAGTTGGTACATTACCCAATGACGGTACAGGTGACCCGTTACGAGTTGCCTTCCAGAAAATCAACAACAATTTTAGTAACTTATTTGCTACGACAATAACTACATCAAATGCATATTCCATAGGAAATATTGCAGGCCAAGTGATTTTTGAAACCCCTGCAAATGCATTTAGTCAGGGTATATTCAATATTCGCAGTAATGATCCTGGAACAGTTGACTCTCAAAACATTACACTAAAAGCTAGCATCAATAATGCTAACACCAATGTCAAGTGGACAGGATATGCAACAACATTTGATGGTACTCCTATTACTAGTTATGACATGGACATAGTAGGTGGGAATGTTAGAATTCTTGTTAATCCATTGCGTGACGCGGTATTGTTTCATTTTATATCTAGTGAAGTAACATTTGTTGGTATACCTGAACCGGGTTTATTAATTCAACTAGACGGGTACGCTCCCAATAATGTTATGTCTACTGAAAATCTGGTAGACATTGCTACAGAGAATGTCTAATGAGAGCTAGAGAATTTGTCACCGAATCAACGGGTAGCATTTTACCTGAGGTTCAAAGAACCTTACCTGCTGCTTGGGTTATCAGTTCGTTACAAAATAATGACTTCTATAAACAATATAGATTTGGTGTTGCTTTAGCAGGTGCCAAAGGTGCTGAACAACGCAAAAAAGATAGTGTACCTGAATATGCAACTACAACCGTTTGGGGAGAAAATGAAGTAGTTGTATCATACGCAGGAGTTGATTCTTTAGAAAAATATTTACATGATGCTCTTAGACAAATGAACATCCCCATTGGCGATGCAAAATTAGTAACTACTGAAAAAAGCGAAGAACCAGTAGGCACTGGCATCAAAAGTACATTAAAACCTTTCAGTGGATATAAAAGAAAATGAGAGCCCAAGAATTTATAACTATTTCTGAGTCCAAAAAAACAGGGCATTTGAAAAATTACCAAAGATATGCTACTAAAGGTCTGCATAAGTTCCGTGACGAAACATTAGCAGATAGGTTATATGAATTAAACCGTATTATGATGGCTGCAGCCGCAACAGATGGCACATTTGTACCAGACATGGATCATGAAAGTTGGGCCGGCAGATATGACATAGCAGCTCCATATACCGTTGAAGAAAACAACATGTTAAAAATGGCATACGCTGCGAATGGAACAGAATTTAAAGACTTGAATAATGGGGACTTGAGAAGTCAAGAACACCCCACAACTAATAAAACTAGTACATTAAAACCATTTAAGGGCTATAAGAAAAAATAATTGCGTGCTTGTGTTGAATAAGTAGATTCATAAAATAGGATTTTTAATGAAGAACTTAATTGACATAAACACGACTTTGGACCTAATCAAATTAAAGTTTTATAATGAATGGTTGTACACCGCTCACATTTACGATGAAGGTGACAGTCAATTTCACAAAGATTTAACTACTCAAGTAGTTCAAACTTACATAGACCCTCTGAATTTACCTAAAGATTCTAAAATCTTAGATTTAGGTTGTGGCCCGGGCTATTTCTTAGACGAAATGAAAAGTCGTGGATATACCGATCTGACCGGAGTCACACTAAGTCCCGGTGATATTGAATTATGCCAAAGTAAGGGTCATACTGTTAAGACCTATGACTTAAGTTTTATCCCTCAAAAAGACGGATATTATGATGAATCCGTGGACTTTATTTTCTTGCGTCATGCATTAGAACATAGCCCATATCCTATTTTTAGTTTGATGGAATACAACCGTATTCTTAAACAAGGTGGCAAGATTTATATTGAAGTTCCCCAGCCCGATTGTGATAGAAAGCATGAGTTCAACTTAAATCATTACAGCATATTAGGATCTACGCAATTAGCAGCATTGTTGCAGCGCACCGGGTTTGATATTAATCAGTTTAATAATTTAGAATTTGATTTAAACATGCAGGGTCAAGACGGTCAACCCGTTCCTGTCAAAGAAAAATATTTCTGTATTGTTGCTACTAAAGCAAGACCATTAGATATTAAATAAACGATAAATACTCTCATAACAAGGTGAGAGTTAAATGGAACCAAATCCCAGCAATGTAAGTCCCTGGTACTTACGAAACATCAACCAGGCACTAGCCTTAGATGAAGCCTCAGGTAATGTGTATGTTAGAACCGGGTTTACTGGCAATATTGTTATTGATGGAAACGTCAACATTCCTGGGAATGTTGACTCACATGTTTCACAAATTGGAACAAGTGGTGAATTAACAGTTCCTTGGATGCCGGTCAGTATAGACGGCAACAGCAATGTTACTATATCAGGTGGTAATGTCAATGCCATAGTAACAGGTACTGTAGCAGTTAGTAGTATTACAGGAAATATTGCGGGTATCACAGGTAATGTTACGGTAGTAGATGGTGGCGGTAGTCTTACTATTGACGGCAATGTCGGTGTGACAGGTAATGTTAATATCGGCACTATGCCTAATGTTAATGCCAGTGTGTCAGGAAATGTAGGTGTAACAAGTTTAGGTAATGTTGTTCTAACAGGTAATACTCTACCAGTAAGTGGTAATGTTGGTGTTACAGGTAATGTCAATATAGGCACGATGCCCAATGTCAACGCTAACATCACTGGTGGTAATGTAACAGTGCAGCAAGGTACTAGTCCTTGGGTAGTGTCAGGTAATGTCAACGCAACATTAGACAGTAATGCCAATGTTATTATTTCAGGATTTAGCGGAGCAACAAGTGACGCATTTGGTCGTTTGCGTGTAAGCAATCCCTATACACTATTTGATACCAACAGTCGTTATTACGACCATCAACAGTTTAGTAGTGCTATCAATGGTATAGCAAATGTTGTTTATGTAGCTAACCAAAGTAGTTTTCAACTCAATGTGGGGTCATCTGTGAACGATAGTGTGATAAGAGAAACAATGAAAGTATTTCCTTATCAGCCAGGTAAGAGCCAACTAACATTGCTTACATTCTGTATGAATACACCAAAAACAAATCTACGCCAGCGTGTGGGATTGTTTGGTGCTAATGATGGTGTATTCTTTGAAAACGATGGCACATATAACTATATGGTCATTCGTTCAGCATCTACTGGTGTAGAAGAAAGAGTAAGACAAGATGCTTGGAATGGTGATAGATTGAACGGTGCAGGTGGTGCTAACAATCCATCAGGTATTACATTATATCCAAATCGCACACAGATTTATTACGCTGATGTTGAGTGGTTGGGTGTAGGTAATGTACGTGTGGGATTTATCATTAACGGGCAGTATATTATATGCCACACATTCCAACACGCTAATCAAACTGGCAATACCAAAGTGTATATGACTACGGCTACATTGCCGATTCGTTATGAGATTACTAACACGGGTGCAACTGCCGGTGCTAGTCAAATGACACAAATTTGTAGCACTGTTATTAGTGAAGGTGGTTATAATAGTTTTGGTACTACTCAAAGCGCTGGTACAGGTACTACAGCAAAACGTCTGTCCAACGCCAACACTTATTATCCTATTGTTAGCATTAAATTAAACTCCAGCAGATTGGACAGTATAGTATTTCCCCGACAGATTGACGTACTGAGTCCTAGTGTAAACTACTATCGTTGGGTATTGTTACAGAATCCAACACTGACTGGTGCTACTTTTGCTTCTACTAGCCCCACTGGCACGGTAGACATTGACTTAGCGGCTACTGCTATATCAGGTGGAATAGAAATTCAGTCAGGCTACGCTGCCAGCAGAGAACTTGCACAACTCAGTGCTGTGGATTATTTTCAGTTTCAGTTAGGTAGAACTTTAGCCGGCGTCAGTGATGTTGTTACATTAGCGATTGCCGCTACCGCAAACAACGCTGATGTGTTGGCTGAACTAGGTTGGCAAGAATTAACTTAATAGGTTAATGCCCAAATAAATACTCACTATGAGTAACGCACCTTCCTTAGTTAAGGATCCATACACCAAAACTGTCTTTAAGACGGATAAAGAACTACAGGACTTTATCAAGTGTTGTGATCCTGATACCGGTTATCTATATTTTATGGATAACTTCTTTTATATTCAACATCCTACTAAGGGCAGTATGTTGTATCACCCATGGGATTATCAAAAAAAGTTAATTCACACATATCACAATTATAGATATTCTATTTCATTGATGCCACGACAGAGTGGTAAGTCAACAAGTGCAGCTGGATATCTATTGTGGTATGCTATGTTTGTACCAGACAGTACAATTCTTATTGCGGCACATAAGTACACCGGCGCACAGGAAATTATGCAGCGTATTCGCTATGCATATGAAAACTGTCCCGATCATATTAAGGCAGGCGTGACTACTTATAATAAAGGGTCCCTCGATTTTGAGAATGGTTCTAGAATCGTGTCAGCAACCACGACAGAAAATACAGGTCGTGGTATGTCTATTTCATTGCTATACTTAGACGAGTTTGCATTCGTTAGACCTTCCATTGCTGAATTATTTTGGACTTCTATCACGCCTACCTTATCTACTGGTGGTAAAGCAATTATTACAAGTACTCCAAACAGTGATGAAGATCAATTTGCATTGATTTGGAAAGGTGCCAACAAAACACTAGATGAGTATGGAAATGAAACTGAACTAGGAATTAACGGCTTTAAATCATATCGGGCTTATTGGAATGAACAGCCCGGTCGTGATCAGAAATGGGCTGATGAAATGAAAGCCCAGTTGGGTGAAGATAGATTTAACCGAGAAATTGGTTGTTTTGCACCAAGTACCAGAATGACTCTTAGAGATTCATCCGGTAATATTATTACTGCTACCATGGCAGAATTGGAGAAAATGCTAAATGGTGATAAATAAAAGTGTAGTTCGCGGGACGGCAATCCCCAACTACTCTAACGCTATAGAGGAGCAATCAGCATGACTATTTATTCACCGCACAAAATTCCTGACGGATATTATGTTTATGCATATCTGAGGGAAAATGGAACACCTTATTACATTGGCAAAGGCAAAAATAAACGTGCCTGGCAATTACATGAAAATATTAAACGACCTTTATATAAAAACATTGTTATATTAGAACAGGGACTTACGGAAGTAGAAGCTATTTCATTAGAATGCCAAATGATACAGTTATACGGTAGAAAAGATTTAGGTACGGGTATATTAAGAAATAGAACTGACGGCGGAGAAGGAACTACAAATAGTATTCCGTGGAATAAGGGGTTAAGATTACCTGGTCACGGTGGCCGTAATAAAGGAACATTATGGTCAGATGACGAGAGAGAATCTCAGCGCAAAGCAAGATTCAACCCAAACTACTATAATTATTTAAAAGATCCTATTAGGTGTAAGAATATAAGCGTTGCTCAAAAGGGCAGAGTAGGCATAAACCTGGGTAAAAAATGGTATAACAATGGGGTCAATGAATTTTATGGGGATACTATACCGGCTGGATTTAACGCAGGACGATTGATAACCAACCAATCAAGAAAAGGATTGAAGTGGTTTAATAATGGAGTAGAAAATCGTCAATTTAGGGAAGGATCTCAACCTGAGGGGTTCGTATATGGTAGAATTACTAAAAAATAAATTAGGTTTAGAAGTGTTGACGGATACCGGTTGGCAGACATTTGAAGGTCTTGTTAACAAAGGAGCTATGCATACTATAATAGTAAATTTAGAAAATACTCAATTAACTCTGACTCCTGATCATGAGGTATTTACAGATTCTTTTACAAAATTAAAAGCAGAACAGCTTACACCAGGAATTCAGGTCAGAACAGTAACTGGTTTGCAAAAGGTATTATCAGTAAAGGAAAATGCTATTGAAATAGTATATGACCTTGTGAATGTTGGAACTAATAGAAGATTCTATGCCAACGGGATACTATGTTCCAATTGCGAATTTATTATTGCAGATGAAACATTAATCAATCCTAATACTTTAATTCAATTAGAAGGTGTAGAGCCTATTCATAGAATGGGTCAAATCCGATGGTATAAGAAACCCGAGAAAGGTAATATATATGTTGTAGGGCTAGATCCAAGCTTGGGCACCGGCGGTGATCCATCAGCTATACAAATATTTGAAGCAAATACTACTACGCAAATAGGAGAATGGAAGCATAATAAAACTGACATTCCTAGTCAAATCAAACTTATAGCAGATATCAACAAATATATTGTAGAATGCACTAATGAACCTAACAGTCTTTATTACAGTATAGAAAATAATAGTATAGGTGAAGCCGCACTAATTTCATTGAATGAATACGGTGAAAGTAACATTCCTGGCATCTTTTTGTCCGAGCCCGGTAAAAAGCGCAAAGGTTTCAATACTACACAAAAGGTAAAACTAGCTGCATGTGCTAAATTTAAAACATTGCTAGAAAGCAAAAAAATGAAGGTTCATAGTAAATCATTGATTAGTGAACTTAAAAGCTTTATAGCTAATGGTGGCAGCTATGCAGCTAAAATCGGGGATACCGACGATTTGGTCATGGCCGCACTTCTTGTAGTCAGAATTTTACAGCAATTGAGTGATTATCATTATAATTTAGAAGCACAAATCAAGGATCATGATGAAATCATTGCTCCTCTGCCCTTCTTTGCCGTAATTAGTTGATAAATACAATACTATGCCAATTAGCAATAATTCTTTAAACAACCGTCTATACGACCTACTGAAAGTTCAAGGATTTGATCCTGTTCCAAAAAATAGTAAGGGAGAGACGATTCCAGTTAGTGATGATGCAGATGTGATTAAATTTACCTACAAACAAGATGGTAAAGAAATCGGACCTGCATGGGTGACAGTTGATGGTAATCAACAATTAAAAGTATATTACGATAACAAGTTACTAAACACATTAAAAGAAGATGACATGAATCCTAAAAGTTTCATGGATTTTTTAATACAATTGAAAAAATGGGCGCAACGCCGTCAATTAGGATTTCAAACAATTAACCAAGACCGCTTATCTGATGATATGTCTAAGAGGGAATATATGAAGCAAAAAGAAAAAATTTCTGAGGGATACTACCCAATGGGTAAAAGTGCTAGCTACAATGATGCAATTCCTACTGTTAAAATTGTACTACAGCACACACGCCAAATACAAGAAGGCGAACAAAGATTTAGAAATATTGCTAAAATCTTTTTAGAGAATAGTCAAGGTGAAAGAATATTAGCCCCAACTACTCGTCCAGGAATCGCACAAGTTTATGCTAGACATTTGGCAGAAGGCGGAATACCAAACGATGAGCGTTGGAATCATATCAAGAGCCTTTGTGAAGAATATAGTAAGATGGCAGGCTTTGTCCGTGCTGTTCGCGGCAATCAGTTCAATGAAAGTGCTCAGAAATTAGTTGAAGCAGGTCTTGGTCACTATCAAAGTTTGCGTGAGTCATTGAGCAAGATGCGCGGCAGTCGTGGATACAACGCATATTTTGAAAGCTGGACTCCTACATTAATGGAGACTGAAAATGATGAATCTAATTTAAACGAATTATTCGTACAAGAAACACTAGATCCAAGAATTGAAAGTGTGATGCCAATTCTTAGCAAACTAAGTAAGAACTTAGGTGAGATGAAGGAAGTTAGTGAGTTGGCAGAATGGGCAGATAACTTGCTAGAAGGCGGCGACGGTGGTGAAGCCAGCGAAGAAACTGATGTTTATACAGCAGGTGACGCAGGCGAAGGTGGTGCAGAAGATAATCCATTAGATGAAGCTGCAGGTGCAGAAACATTAGCACACAATCAGGCAACTGAAAAATCTAGATTAGATGCATTTGATTTAGACGAAGCTGACGATGCAGAAGTTGCACACAAGAAAACTCAAATGCCTGCATTTATGCGTAAGCAAAGTGGCGATCCTGACTGGAAGACAACTACAAAAGATTTAGAAAAAGCTAAAGAGCGTAACATCAGCGGTAAAGAAGGTTTAGCCGCATTGACAAAACGCTTAGATCAAATTGATGAACAAGAAGTTGAAGAAAGCGGTCTACAAGCATATCTTGGTAACAAGAAGTATGGTAAAGAAGGTATGGACGCATTGCGTCAAGCAGGTAGAGATGGTGCTAGCAAAGAAAAAATGGCAAAGATCCGTGCCAAGTATGACAAGTTAGATGAAGTAAGTGTGGCGGAAGGGTTAGATTCAGAAAAAAAAGCAAGACTTAAAGACCTAATTGATGCATATAGTGATGCAACTGATCCTGAGTATATGGGTGACGAGGACTCTGACGATATTATTGCACAAATTCGTGCAGAGTTTGGTGACAGCACTGCCGATAGCATTGTTAACGGTCCTAGTATGCATTTCCCAAGACCTGGTCATTCAATGGGTCACGATGACTTAGAGTTTAGACAAATGCGTAAAAACATGTCACCTAATAGAATAACTAAATTAGGTAAACTTCACAAACAAGATAGTGATGCAATGAAGCGTGACATTAAAAGTAAACTTGATGTGGAAGAGGATTTAGACGCCAACCAAAAGCGTGTAGGTCAATTAGGCCCATACGAAAAGGTAGGACCAAAAGGTGCAATGGGCAAGTTAGTTGGTGCTAATGAAAATTTCATTAATACTGATGCACAAGCTGTAGTCACAGAAAACGATCCAGATGAATTACAAGAACTAAAGGCTTTACTAAAAAGAGTATGATGAATGACTACCAGAATAGCCAGCACCAATATTCAAAGTAACACGATTCTGACAACTAACCTTGCTCAGAGCACAATTGATGCTTTGCAAGGTAGTGCAGTTCCCACAATCACACAAATACAAATTACCACTAGTGGGTATGTAGTCAAAGATGACACAGCCGTTAGTACCAGTGGTGGTTATATCAAGATTACTGGGACTAACTTTACTGCTGGTTCGCAAGTTGTAATTGGTAGTACACCTGCAACTAGCGTGGGTTTTGTAAATAGCACCACTCTGAATGTTCAAGTGCCAGCCCTGGCAGCTGGCACATATGTGGTTTATGTGACCATAAACACTGGCAGCGTGGCTATCATGGTTAATGGACTGACTTATAGTGGTGATCCCGCATGGGTTACTGGTAGCACATTAACCAGTGGGCAAGTAGATAGTGCAATTAGCATACAATTGAGTGCTACTGGTGATGCTCCAGTTACATATGCACTTCAAGCGGGCAGTAGTTTGCCCGCAGGACTAACTTTAACCAGTGGTGGGTTGTTGAGTGGCACTGTAACTGGAATCACAGTTGAAACCACTTACAACTTTACTATAGAAGCCATTGATGCTCAGGCTCAGGAAAGTCCCAGAACATTTAGTATTACGATTACAGCAAGTGATCAATTTTTTGAGTATGTTACTACATTGTTGAGTGCTGCTAACCCCAGTAGTACATTCGTCACTGATGCCAGTACAAACAATTTTGCTGTTAGTGTGTTTGGCGATACACGACCCAATAGTTTTGGCCCCTACACACCGGGATATTATAGTGCATATTTTGATACAAGCGGAGATTCTTTAACAGTTCCGTATGGATCTACTCTAGCTTTGGGAACTAGTAATTGCACAATTGAGTTTTGGGCTTATTTAGTATCTTATCCTCAGGAATTTAACAATGTAGTTGATGTAAGAGAAGGTGCAGGAACATACTCAACTGATGCTATTTCATTTGGATTCACGAATGCAGGGGCAATTACATTTTATGCAGGAAGTTACAGTCCTAATTCTCCTGTTACAGAAACAGCGGCCGCATTAATTTCATTGAATGCTTGGAATCACGTTGCACTGGTTAGATCATCAGGCACTACAAAAATTTACTTAAATGGTGTAGAAAGATCAACAACAGCAAATTCCTGGAATCAAACATCAGGGACTGCTAGTTTGTTATATATCGCTAACGCATTGGTGTCAAGGCAAGTAAACGGATACATATCAAACCTTCGTATTGTCAAAGGTGTCGCTGTCTACACAGGATCGTTTATACCTCCAACTTCACCATTGGCTGCAACACAATCTTCAGGCACAAATATCTCTGTAATTACAGGCACACAAACGGCCCTGCTAACATGTCAAAGCAACAGATTCATTGACGCAAGCACAAATAACTTCACTATTACTCGCAATGGTGACACACTGATATCAGGATTTGATCCATTTGCACCCCTCAGTGCATACAGCACTTATGGTTCGGGATATTTTGATGGTACTGGTGATTATCTTAGTGTACCGGATAACGAAGCATTTAATTTTACGGGAGACTTTACCATTGAATGTTGGTTGTACCCTACATCTCATCCCACCGCAGTTTATTTAATAGGGCAAGCCGCAAGTACCGATTATGCTCCCGTGTTATTATATCTTTCAAACGGTCGGCCTGGTATTGGTGTGTCACCTAATGGTAGTTCATGGACCATAAACACGTTCGTTGCAACTGCCTTAACACTAAACACTTGGTCTCATGTAGCCGTGGTGAGAAGCGGGAATAAATGGAGTATATATGTAAACGGTGTTGAAAATGTTATAGCAGCATCAACAGCAGTAACCCCATATAATTCTACTGACCCATTAGGCATAGGCGGTGAAGCAGCTGGCTCACTCACGTATCCATATGTTGGGTACATTTCTGATGTTCGTATTGTAAAAGGTACCGCAGTTTATACATCAGCTTTCACACCACCTGCTGCTCCATTAACAGCCATTTCCAACACTCAACTATTAACACTACAAAACAATCAGCCCAACAACAACTCAATGTTCTTGGACGGCAGTACCAATAACTTCCCTATCACCCGAAACGGCAACGCCACACAAGGCAGTTTCTCACCTTATGGTGGGGGCTGGAGTAGTTATAGTGGTAGCGTTAGTAATTGCGTTGGCATCTATTTAAACGGACAAACAGACTTTGCTTTTGGTACTGGTGATTTTACTATAGAAATGTGGGTCAATCTGGCTGCTAAAACTCCAGGTCAAGTTATTTACGATTCACGACCTGATAGCACTCAAGGGGTATATCCTTGCGTTTATGTTGACGGTGCAGTAAATAAGTTAAAATTTTACGTAAGCAGTG